CAAGCTTTTGGGGAAATACGCTGAAGACAAGGGCCGGGCAGCGGAGAAATATCTTGAAGAAGTCTGCACCGATCAACGGGTTGAATGGTTGGTCAAGCTTAAAATCCTTAAATTCATCAAGGACATTGATCCTTCTGATGTACCGAGCCGTGTTTTTGGGCAGTTTAAGTCCCTTGTGGGCCGCGTTTTAAAAGGTTTTGATGAAGTTGTGCATGTCATAGAGCCTTTTGAGGTTCCGGCCAACTGGCCGGTGGTGCCGATGATAGATTTTCATCTTTCTACCCCGCAGGCGGTGTCTTATTGGGCGGTAGATCCGCATGACGTTCACTTTTGCGTGGCTGAAACGTGGGAAAACCTTTCGGCGGATGGAATCGCGGACGATATTATCAAGAAAATCCGCACAAAGGGCTGGGATATTCAGGACGTTTATATCGATCCGCTTTCAAAGGGCGATACGCAGTACATGAAAAACGCCCTTGGGTCCAACCTCAGGGACACCTTCTCTATTTTATATGATCGCCTTGACGATGTTGATATAATGTTGCACGTGGCGTCCAAGGACAAGGACAGCGGCATAAAAAATATCGAAGATCGGTTGGTTGGTCCGAGTGGCCGGCCGACTGTTTTTATCTTTGAAGACTGCGAGCGGCATAGATACGAGGCGAAGCGGTGGGTTTTTGACGACAATGGCAAGCCGGACAAAAAAGGTTCCGATCATTTCATGGAAAATTGGTATCGGTTCACGCTCACTGGCACGAAATTTGAGGACCATGTGATAACGCCGTATCGACAAGAGGCTCAAGCTGCGGCTGGTAGCTGGATGGGGCATTAAATGGCGAAAAAAAGCAAAAAAGAAGAAGGCGACGCCTTTATTCGTGACGTAAAAGACAGATACCGCGAATCTGTTGAAGGCTGGCAGCATGTTTATGATGAAGCCACCGACGATTTGCGGTTCGTCTATGACGTGGACGGCGGGCAATGGTCGGAATCAGCAAAAAAGCTGCGTAAAAACCGGCCCATGATAACGTCGAACAAGCTTCAAAAGGTTTTAAGGCGTATCCGGGGCGATGGTTTAATGAATCGCCCAAGAATGTCTGTGATCCCGGTGGACAGCGTTGCAGATCCCGGCGTGGCCAAGCTTTATGATGGGATTTTCAGGGAAATCGAGTATCTTTCGGCGGCTGATATCGCCTACGATACCGCATACAACCATGCACTATCGTCTTCGGTGGGGTTTTTTAGGATTATCACACAATTTATTGAGGGGTCTTTCGATCAGGAAATAAGAATCAAGCGCATTATCAATCCTCAGTCGGTTCATTTTGACCCGTATGCCGTTGATTTTAACCTTGAGGATGCCGAACACTGTTTTTATGAAGATCTTCTAAAAAAGGACAGGTTCAAATCGCTTTATCCCAAAGCTACCGTTTCTGATTTTGACAGTTCGTCCACAGCCACACTTTTTGGGGATTGGATGCAGGGCGACAAGGTGAGGGTTTGCGAATACTTTAAAAAAGAAACTTTTCAGAAAAAGATAGGTCTTACGAAAACCGGTTTGATTATCCCCTTGGAACACGACAACACCGCCAGGGCATATTTTGAGCTTACCGGAGATGAGGTTATCAGGGATCGGATGGAGGAAAGCCACATTGTTAAATGGTACAAGCTGAGCGGCGGCGAAATTCTTGATGAAAATGTTTGGCCGGGAAAATACATCCCTGTGGTGCCGATGTTCGGTGATGAGGTTGTGGTGGAGGGCAAGCGGTATTTCATTTCTCTCGCCAGGGGCGGCAAGGGTCCTCAGGAAATGTACAATTATTGGGCGTCGGCAGCTACCGAGGCTGTCGCCGCGGCCCCGAAAAACCCGTTTATGGTGGACCACCGCCAGATTAAAGGTTTTGAGAAAGAATGGGAGTCCGCGCACCTACGGCCGGCCCCGTTTGTAAGATACAAAGCTATCCCTGGTATGCAGAAACCTTCCAGAGAACCACAAGCTCAGGTGCCGACCGCTATTTTGGGCATGATGCAGTCCATGGCTTACGATATCGAAGATCATTTGGGGCAATATGAGTCATCCAAGGGCGAGGCGTCTAATGAGCGCAGCCGGGTTGCTATCGATGCCAGAATTAACCAATCAGACAAGGGAACGTACCTCTATGTCAACAACCGGACGCGGGCCATGGTCTATGGTGGCCGGCAGATTGTTGACCTGATACCGAAGATCTACGAAACCGAACGTGCACTTGTGATTATGGGCGAAGATGGGCAGCACCAGGTAGCGGACGTGAACGTTCCCAGCGTCAAGGGTATCCATAACGATCTTTCAATTGGCAGATACGATTTAATATCATCTCCTGGCGCGTCATTTAGCTCACAGCGGCAGGAAATGGTTTCCACCATGGAAAGGGCCATGCAATACGCCGGACCGGATGTAGCGGCGATTATAGCGCCACTATTATTTAAATACAGTGATTCACCCGGAAGCAAAGAAATCGCGGATGAAATCACCAAAAGGGTAGACCAAGCGCAAGCCCAAGCCCAACAACAGGGGCCGCGGTGACGGAAGCCGAGAAAAAAGAGATTATCGCTTTGATTGAAAGCCTGGCCTATGGGGAAATCATCATAAAAAAAGAGGCTGGCAAGATTGTATATGTGAAGCGCGGGGAAACCATAAAATTGTCTGAATAAAAATAGCTCTTTGACAACTTAACGTTTCGTTATTGGAAAAACCAAGGCGAATTGACCGGAAAAACCCGGTTGGTTCGCCTTTTTTATTACCCAAGCTAACCGGCTTAAGCCGAGAAGGAAAAACCATGAGTGAAGAAGTATCAGCCCCCGTAGAGGGAGAGGAAGAAGCCGCAGTACCCCCGATTGACGCACCGGGAGAAGAAGAACACCAAGATGTGTCTGAAGAAGTCGCGGCACCAGTGGAACCAACGGTAGGCGATTTAGCCGCGAAGTTGGAGAAAATGGAAAGGCGCACTCAGTATTTACAGCGCAAGCTTGATAATGCGCGGCCTGAGAGCAAGCCAGAACCACCACCGGAACCGGTTGTGCCGGAGCTTCCGTCACGGCCCAACGTCGATGACTTTGAAACAAACACAGAATATGAGGACGCACTTTTTGATTGGCGAGACAATGTTCAAGCCGCAAAGACCGAGGCCTCAACCAGGCAGCAGAAACAAGATGCCCTGCTTGGTTCCTTCATGGAACGGGCAGATGCTTTTAAGGCAGAGCATGAGGACTTCGATGAAGTGGTTGAGAACCCTGTCTTTAGCCCGAGTATGCGGATTGCCGTTTTGCACAGCGACATTGGCCCCGAGCTGGCTTACCACCTTGGGTTGCCTGAAAACGCAACAGAGGCGGCGCGTATCCGTGATTTACCACCGGAGGCACAGCTAATCGAAATGGGCAGACTCGAAACGAAAGTAACAATTGCCAAAAACACTAAAAAGGCTCCAACCGCACCGGACCCGATAAGACCGCTTGGAATTGGAGGGGGTGCCGGGACCGTTGATGAGTCAAAAATGTCGGACGACGATTGGTACAAAATGGAAAAAGCTCGTCAATTGGAAAAAATAAAGAAAAAAGTCGAAGGAGGCTAACCAATGGCTAATACTATAAAGACGCTTACGGCTGGTGACATTACCCGTAAGGCGTTGTCAATCTTGCACAACAAAGCAACATTTCTGAAAACAATTAACCGGCAATATGATTCACGCTTTGCCAAAACCGGAGGGAAAAACGGCGGGTATTTGGAGATCAGAGAGCCGAATGAGTTCTCTGTACGTACCGGGGCCGTCATGGACACCCAGGACGTTACCGAAACCACTACCCAGCTTGTTCTGGCCACCCAGAAAGGCGTCGACATCAATTTCAGTTCCGCGGAACTGACCCTTTCCATGGATGACTTTGCCGACAGGATACTTGAACCGGCCATGACCAGGCTTGCCGCTGATGTGGAAGCTACCATGATTGCTGATCTTTATCCGAGGGTGTGGAACTTTGAAAACACCACCTTTGGGACCAAGCCGGTTCTGGCTGATGTTCTGGCTGCGCGATCTCTTTTGAGCAAGGGTTTAGCGCCTCGTAGTGACCGGCACATGCTGGTGGATTCATTGGCCGCAAACGCCATTATCACTGATGGAAAGGCCTTGTTTCACCCGGCAAGCGAAATTCAACAACAGTATTCTGAAGGTATGTTGGGCCGGATTGGTGGCTTTACCATGCACGAATCCGAAATGACCCCAACCCACACCACCGGCACCAGAACCACAGCCGGGACGTGTGATTTAAGCGCAGTGGCAAATGGGGACACCACCTTGGACACTGCCCACACCAACACCGAAACGTTTACCAAGGGCGACGTTTTAACCGTTGCCGGTGTGTATGCGGTTAACCAGGAAACAAAGGTTCCGTATGCCCATTTACAGCAGTTCACCATAACTACGGCGATCACTTGCGATACTACTGACACGCTCGCCGTTACCCCGACCATTTACAAGTCCGGTCCGAGACAGAACGTTTACAGCGCCGATTGGACCGACGCGACCGCCGCAACGGTTGTTGACCTGGCTGGAAGTTCTGGAACGGCCTCAACAGCATATGTCAACTCGATGGCTTACCACCGGGATGCTTTTGCCGCTGTCTTTGCCGATCTGGAAATGCCGCAGGGCGTTGACTTCGCGGCAAGGAAGGTAATCGATGGGGTTTCTTTGCGGGTGGTCCGGGACTTCGACATTGTGAATGACAAGTTCCCATGTCGTATTGACGTTCTTTTCGGTCAAAAATTGCTGCGCGGTTTGTGGGCGGCAAGAATCTGTTCATAAGGAGGCAAGAAAATGGCGGTTGAATACTTAGGTAATGGAAACGACGACGGTGTGAATTTTGGCCGGTCTGGTGACAAAATCGGGTTTTTTGGACTGACGGCCCCGATTGTCAAGCCCACCATAACTTTGCTGGCCAGCTCTGCTTCGGCTGCGGACAACGTGATTGACATTGCCGCTATCAAGGCATGTCTGGTGTCGCTTGGTCTGTGTGCTTAACCCAAACAGGAGGGGGGAGAAATCCCCTCTCCAAGGACATGAATGTTTGAACTTAAGGTAAATTCCATTTGCGGTTACACCCAGGAAGAAATCGATGCAAACTGCAAATGGTCAAAGAAGTACCGCCCGGTTGCTTTCAAGTCTGGCCGTGGCATTTGTGCGGTTGTGGGGGGCGGGCCATCACTTGACGAACATTTTGACGATTTGAAGAAATTCCCCGGAGATATTTACGGTGTCAACGGGGCCGCGACATATTTATCTGACAACGGGATTGGATTACGCTTGCTCATGTGCGATTGCGCCCAAGAACCTTTCAAGCCGGGGCCGCTGGTTACAGGTGCGCTTTTGGCCACAAGGGTTCATAAAAATCAGTTTAAGCTTTTCAATCAAGATGATGTCAGAACGTGGCCGGTTTCTTTTGACTCGCCGGGCGGCATTACAGGTGGCCCAACGCTCATAACATTTACCCCGCTACTTTTTGCGAAAATGGGGTATCGGGAAGTCCACTATTTCGGGTGTGACGGCTCTTTTGTCAAAAAGCTCCATGCCTATGATGCCGAGGGGCTTGGCAATGGCAAAAACCTTATCGTTGTTAGGGCCGGGGGCAGGGACTACCTGACACACCCTGGCCATTTTGTTCAATGTGAGCGCATGGCCCAGGTGATAAAGGCTTTCGGTGGGTTTCTAATAAACAAGTCGGGCGGTCTTTTAAAGGCGATGCTCGAGCATGATAATTGGGGTTGTGTGGCTCTTTCAAGCGACCTTAAAAACCTATTCGGTGAGCATGAGACAACAAAATATAACTGGGGGGAATCGTGACGACAGCAGGCGAGATAATAACAGCAGCCGCAAAAAAGGTGTCGGTTAACACCATCACAACCGCCCAGACAGCCAGCGCCTTGATATCACTAAACAATATGCTTGGTTCTTTGGGCATTGAGTTTTTACAACCGGCTGTTGCCCGCGAAAGCGCCACTCTTATTGTTGGCACGTCCGAATATACCATCGGACCAGCGGGAAATTTTGTAACTGTACGCCCTATAAGGATTGAGGATACGGCGTACCTAAGAGACTCAGACAGCTATGATAACAGGTGCAGGTTGCTTTCTTCCAGGGGGCTTGGGGATGTTATAAACAAGGCCACGTCCGGCCAGCCTACAGGGTTTTATTTTATTCCTGAAAAGACCAACGCCAGGATAATTTTCAACCGCAGCCCGGATTACGCATACACTTTCTATTTTGAGTCTTGGAAACCTATCACGGTTTTTGCGGCTACATCAACGACAGTAACCTTGCCGCCCGAAGATAACGACCTGTTGGTTTATAACCTGGCCATTGCTCTCGGTGAGGATTGGGATAGGACTGTTCGGCCATCGGTCATAATGCGGGCGCAGGAACTTAAAGAAGAAATCGGACACTCAAATGCAGCGACCCGCTTGCCGAAGCCGATTGAAACAGATGTTCCGATGGTAGGGAAGTCACGGCTTCAACCGGCTAATACATCATCTTCGGAATTGGATCAATATTCGGTGCTTGGATGACAGATAAACGCACGAAATCAAAGAACATTCCTTTCTCAGGGAGGTTGATAACGTCAAACGCCACCGCCATTGGTGAAAATTACAGGGATCTTAAAAACCTTGAGTACACAGATACCCACCTAAAGGGCGTGGCCGGCATGACGAAAATCAATTCTTCCGTTATGAACGCCACTTATTTAAAGGCCCGCAATGCCTTTCATTTTGACAAAAAGCAACCCGCTGAAAGCCACGTTCTGGCCCAGGCATATAATACCGGGTTGACCGCCTCGCAGGTTTTGGAAAACACCGCGGCAATTCCTTCAGCCGGGAACTTTTCAGCGACAGCCCTTTATACCGATTCGTCGGGAGCTGGGACAGGGCGTTTTTCAATCGCGCCGGATGGCCAGGTGCTTTATGCAAATGGTGTTGATACTTGTATCTGGGGCGGGAATGAAACGAAGGTCGGGGCTGTAATACAAACCACTGTGGCGCTTGCAGCCGCAATTTCGGTCGCAACAAGTCCGAAAGATTATACCGATCAAATGAACAACACCAAGTCTGACGCAGCGAATGTTATGACTTGTGGGGGATCGTACAAAACATTTTTGATTGGGTCAACCCGCCCGGCAAAGGGGGCGACATTTACCGTATCATCGGCAAATACAACCGCGAACACGCTGACCATAAAAGAATCCACAGCAGGTGTATGGACGACGATAACGGCCGACGCGGACGGTACGCGGGCCTCTGGGAAAACTTTCGCACAAACGGGATCAATCACTTGGCCGACAACTGTGGCCACAACCAAAACCAAATATTTAGAGGGGTATTATCTCTATTGGTATGAATTTACCATAGATGATGGGTCGGCGGGTATTTCGCATATTACGCTGGACTTACCATTTCAAAATATTATTGACATTTGGGACGGCATCTATCGGGACATAGCAAGATTTTATGTCTATACGTCCTCACAATCTGACAAAAGCATTAATGTGTTTAGAGAGGATTACGACCCTACAACCGCCTCAACATACGCTGATATAAGCTCTCTGGCCGCTACAACGCAATATTTAGAAATCGGGTTTATTGAAAAACAGACGGGTCTATATGTGGCGATTGTGCCGGGATATGAAAACAGCCATGCCGTTGCCGTCGCAGCCACCGGCGTTATAACAATGTCCGGGATCGCGGTTGCGGATGAAACCTTTGTAATCGACGACCAGACATTCACATGGAAGGCTTCTCGTTCTGTAGCCGGGGAGGTCACCATAGGTGCGAGCGCAGCAGATGCCGTGACGAACATAGTCACCGCTGTCACTGCGGATTTAAGCACTGTCACAGCGGCGGATGGGGCCGGGGATACGGTTGATATAACGGCTGTTACCACCGGGACAGCCGGAAACGCTATTGTTTTTACAGAAAATTCAACAAATATGGCCGTTGATGGTTCGGGCACATTGACGGGTGGGGTGGATGCAGGGTTGGCTTCGGTGGATTATTGGGGCGGTTCAAGTTATGTATCGGTCGGTAATGTCTCGGACGGCACCACGACCACAGGAACGTCTTTCACAAAAACCGGGGTATTGTCATGGAACAACACAGACTTGGCAAGCGAACAAAAAAAGCAATACGCGAATAGCGCAAGTCTCTATTATTACAGGGTTAAATTTGACGAGGCATTAGACGCATCCGTCAGGATTGATTATATTGGTGGGATATCCGCACCAGAAACAGTCAGTCACTTCAAATTCCCGGTTTTTGCACAGGGTCGCACGTTGCTTTGTTGTGACATGTCTGGCGCTAAAAACAAGGCTATTTGTTCGGGAAAGTACATGCCTCAGGTTTACAACGGGGTGGACTCCGTTGATATCTATTTTGGCGAAGAAGGGGAATTGACTTGCGGGACGGAGCTTTTTAGTCAGTTTGGATCTGCCCTGTATTCAGTAATCTTGATGTTTAAAGACACAGAGTCTTGGATGGTTGTCGGCCAAGATATTGACGAATGGGCAAATAATATATTTCTTGTCGCCTCTGGTATCGGTTGCCCGGCCCCTCTTACGCTAAAGACCATAAGCCTGTTTTCCAATTCCGGAGACACTCCATCAACGCGATCTTTAGCTATCTGGCAGGGTGCCAACGGTATCTATATGTCTGATGGCCGCTCTCCAATTCCCATCCATGGCGATATTAAGGAATACTTTGACCCAAGAGACTCAAGGAGCATCAAGGCGTCTATGGTTGGTGATTCAGTCGGAACCATAGACCATTTAAGACAAAGATACCATTGGTGGTTTGCCTCTGGGACCGGCGCGACGGCGCTGAATAAAGAGCTTGTTTATGACATCCCAAGAAACAAGTGGTTTGAAATCGACCGGGGGACATATTTGCAATGTGGGGTTGAGGTTAGAGACACAGACGGCAATCCATATTCTTACGGCTTTATTGATACCGGCTATATGGAACGCCTTGAGAACGGCACCACCTTTGACGGAACCGACATAACCCATACCGTCCACTTTGGGGAAATTGCGTTAGATGCCCTTGAGTTTGGGACCAGGCTTGACGGGGTTCGGTTGATAACGACCGCCAAAACCACAACGGCAAACGAAATAACACTCACCCATTATTCTGATACATCAACTTCCGGCACAGCGAAAACCATGTCGCCGGCCAATAGCGGCCACGGCGCGGCTATCCCTGAATTTGACGAGCAGCTTGACGGGAATCCGTTTCATAGTTTCAAGCTCACGATGGTTACAGACGACGAAACAACCGGCTTTGAACCGCTGATGATGATAGCAAAGTATCACGCAACGCATAAGGATTAGGAGGCTATATGGCGTACACATCTTATAAAACAAGAAAGGCGCTTGGGCGTCGGTATTCCGTTGACCCGGCACTGCTTTTAGAGATTGAACGTCTTCAGCGGGAATACGCGGCAGCACCAGGACGAGAGGCGCGGGCGTTACAGGCAGCCCAGTTTGACAAGTCTCTTTCTGTCAACGAATCCCAGTTTGACAAGTCTCTTGCTGCCAAAGAAGCCCAGCTTGACAAGTCTCTTGCTGCCAACGAATCCCAGTTTGCCCAAAACCTTGCCACCACCAAAAGTCAGTTTGCCCAAAACCTTGATTATAAAACATCCACAGATGCTAAAGATCGCGCCGAACGCGCGGATGCGGCAGAACAGGCGCAAATTTCAGGGATGGTTGGGACGGCTGGGAATTTATTGTCAACGGCTGGGACCATAAGGGCTTTGCAGGTTGCGAATTCAGGGCAACCGTTTTTCGGTAGTATGGGCACAAAAATAGGCGGGCTGTTTTCTTCTGGGGCTGCCACGACTTCAACAGCGGCGGGCCTTGGTGCTACTTCCGCCGCGTCTGCAACAGGCTCGGCCGCGGGGGCCGCTGCGTCTGGTTATG